CAGAAGTAGAAAAGTCACAAATCTCCATTGCCTGTTTTGATGGGAAATTACTGTCGATACAATCATAATCAGTAGCCATTATGAGTGTACCTAGACCAGTATTAGTACTACCCACCGCAACAGCAGATGTAGATTTGAACTCAAATATCAGCCCAAGAAATTCATACTCCTCAAAATTTGAGGCCAATTTACTTAACCAAGGGAAAAGTGTTGGGTTACCAGCATTTATAAGAAAATTTTGGACATTAAAATTTGGATAGCTAACAATGTCTTGTACAAACTCTCTATGTGCGAAAGTCAGACTACCATTATCAGCAAACTGTGGAATATTACCTTTAGCATATTGATTTGAAGTCATACTCAAACCCATAAGAGAATTCTTACGAATTGTGTACGCTCCAAAACCGAAGGCCCTGGCTAACCATGAAGACGCATTACCTAAAGCATCTCCCACACCAGGAATACCAGTAAGATCACCAAGCTTAGACCCAGCATATCGTGCGGCCTTATTAATAATACCCTCTGAAGGAGTGTTATCAACAAAAGGCTTAGCGACCGCTTTAGCCACATCACTTATAGAATAGGCACCACGGCCACTCACACGAGCTGCCTTTAAAGCAGGAAGTTTAACTTTTACTTTCTTCTTTTTCTTACTGATTGTAACCACAGGTTTATTACCGCTCACGATCGTGAGCTTCTTCGTTTTCGGCATTTTGTTGAAACAATCTATGTTTCAAATAAGCTAATATAGAAATACAATAAAATACAAGTAACAATTCTACAAACATAAAATACAATGAGGAAATTTTCTGGAGTCTTTCTTATTTAAAGGGTCAAAGCGCTTTCCCACGATACATACACGCGGTCCTCATTGGGAACCCTCGAAATTCTACCAAGAAATTCTTCCATTGAGAGTTGAGCGCTAAAGCCCTCTAGAGAGAGATCAGCTTTACTGGTCTGAGAAAAATGCCTATCAAACTCAGATTCAGTAGAAAATAGCAACTTAGGTGTAAAATCTCCTTCCAAGAGAATATCACCATTAATAGTAACACCAGAATATAATTCATGTAACTCATTATCAGTAAGATAAGAGCGCCAGGCTTGCCTCATCTCAAAACTTTCGTCCTTAGATGTCTTAATACGCAAGAAACTGATCAATTTAGAGAACCATAAACGATCTTCTAAATTGGCAAAAGTCTCATTTCGCAAAGCACAAGCCCTTATAACAGTCATTGCACTCGTCCCTTCCTCATTATAATGCAGAATGCTTGCACGCATTTTTGCACTATTAATAGTTGGATATAGGAACTCAAATCCGGTGGGATGCTCACATTTAGTGAAACCATGCCCTAAAAAGGTAGTATTTTCAAAATATTGGAAATCATCATGTGCAAAATGATATTCCATACCTATAACAGGGGCATACTTTTCAATTGATTGGCGATTAAACCAAATTTGAACATCAGGATGTACGGACAAGGAAACATCGTCTCCCACAATGATAACACGTACATACATTTCAAAGCTCTCTAAATTGTTTAACTCCTTTGGTGTACTTAAACACCACAAAACATACATATCCATCCAATTTTTGAAACTATTATCACAAGTTGTACAGGCTTGACCAGAAGGATTACCACAACAGCGACAATAAACATGACCATCAATATTTACCAAAGGTGAGTTACATAACTCATAATAGATATTTTTCAATCTCTCTTTGTTCTCGGGTGTCCTATACTCTAACGCCAAAAGACGCCAACGTATATCACCTATAGATTTAAAATGAGGGTCGTATTTACATTTACCATCAAACTGTTTACCATCCAACTCTATAGTACATGGCCCATTCCAACCAATTGGACTCATATAGTTACGTAGTTTTGTAGCACCACCATTCAATAGATTTAGACCTACCATAAAGGGTGTTTTATAACAATTCTCTTTAAGAGCTATATCCTGATGTTTACATAACATATTGTGTGCAACAACATGGTTAACATCCATAGCTATAATAGTCCTGACCTTACCCGCCTGGACTTTCTCAATCTCTCTTAATTCCTCTTTAATACTAACATTACATAATGTTCTAATATACATTTTAGTGGGTAATAATTCCCAATACAAATCAAAAAATTCTTGATCATCTGATAACCAATAATCTAATTTAATAGGGTACTTCATCTTAATAGGGTACCCAGATGCCTTAAGTGGATTAAGAGTTGATAAGACCTTATCATAAGAAAACTGCTCACTGTCTCCACAAATTGGTAATAATATCTTATATAAATTCTCAGCCGCCTCCAGATACAAATTTTGCACCCTTAAGTCCTCATAGGGACCAGGAGGCCAATCATAGCGTTTCAAGCTATTTTGAGCATGATATAAGACTTTTGGAACAACAGCATACTGATTATAAAAATCAGAAGTAGGATCCTCATGATTTAATCTCAAGAACTCCTCCACTAATGGATCATCGTAATTGATTTTTGGCTTTTCTCTGAAATAACTCTCTACAACACCAAGGCATTGCAGATTGCTCCCAAGGCCAGAGCAGCAGGGTTGGTCACGACGAACTAGCTCGACCCCACAG